ACGCAAAAGAAATGACCCCCAAACTCCAAAAAAGTATAATCATCTGGACAAGGTTAGAAAGGATTGAATTACCTTGTTGCGGTTCCTCTTGTTCTACCTCTTTGGTGCTATCTTCAGCCATGAGATTAAGGTTTCTTGTCTAATACTAGCAATTTAGCTAAATTAGGAAAAACGAACAAATCATGTCTAAATTTTTAATCAATCTATTTATCAGGTTCGGAAAATCGGAATCTATCAGGAAAGGGCTTTTGCTCATGTTAAAATCGGCGGCTGAGAAATCAGATAATGACGTTGATGACGCAATAGTAAAGATGATTGAGGAAAAGCTTTTTCCAGTTAAATAATGGATATTATCAAGGCTCTTACATCTACCTACAGCCTTGAGGGTGAGTTTGAGGTGCAAAAGTCTATACAGTTTATCCAGAAATTAGATGATATAGAACTGCTTAAGCCCTATGCAATAAAGCTATTACAGACAAATGCAAAGCAAGCTCACTTTGTAAGCACTTCACTTGATGTGATAGCTCATCAACAAGCATATATTTATAAATTAGAAAAACGATTAAGCAAGAAAAAAGCGACTTTTTGGAGCCGCTTTAAGTTTGTTATATTTGGAAAGAAGTAGAGGTCTTACAGACTTTTATCGCTTATTTACTGACTCTATTTGAGGGCGAAGATAAAACCCCCATTTGCCCACCAGTAAATCCTCGAAGGGAACTCATATCTTTTTATAAAGTTGTTGCGTCAGGCTATCAGGGCAATCGACCTCAAAATTATAAAAGAGCAGCTTTTGACCAGAACTTATGAAAAGGTCATCATGCCTCTACTTATGGGACCAAATCTTTTTCTGTAATATCGAACCACATAGCAGATTCAACAATTTTGCCTGTTAGCTCATCTGTCTTTGTAACCTCGCAGAACTCAAAAAGTTTTTCTGTTTCTGGTTCATAAAAGATTTGACCCACATAAGGGTTAACAGGAAAAGAAATTAATTTCATAGTTAGAAAGGAAGATCATCTGGTAACTCAGGCTGGTTTGCTTGTACATCTACAGTCCTCTCAGAGGCATCTTTGTGAGGCATAGGCTGTATTCTCCCAGAGTTACCCCACATACCTCCCCAAAGCGAAAATCCAGCAACCTCATCATAATCTGATTTGCTTTTATAGACACGAATCTTTGTTCCGTCCATTTTGGCATTATCTACAGCTTGAGTTAACCAGTTTGCAGCTTTTAAAGCTTCATCACAAGTGAAGTCAAGGACTATGTTTTGATCTGGTGCATTTTCTTTGGTGCTGTTGTTGCGAGTAAATCTTACTTTTGCGAAGAAAGCAGGGGTGTTTGCCATAATTAAAAAGGTTTGATAGGGGTGATTGCGTTTGCCTCCTCCCATGCGAGGACTTTGTGTAGCTGGTATCTAATTCTGGTGTTACCCCTCGCTAGTGGTAGCGAGAAGGGTAATTCATAGTACTCAGGGCCATATTCTCTGGCTCTCCAACTTTTGATGGTATTGGGACTAAGCCCATATCTTTCTGCTAACTGCTCTGTAGTTAGGAATTGAGTTTCGGTGACTGTCATGCGGTTAGTTCAGCTTTTTTGGTGTCT